AAAGAAGTAGATAAACTACGCAAAGAAAACGATGAATTAGAGAAAAAAGTAGCTGAAGCAGAATCTGATAAAAGGGCTTTAGAGACCGCAAATAAAGAAGTAGATAAACTACGCAAAGAAAATGATGAATTAGAGAAGAAAGTAGTTAAAGAGCCAGGAATCAAAGAACGAGAAAGTAAAGATAAAGACACCATAACAGAAGCTCATAACCCTATAACGATAAAACAGTATCAAGAAAAGATGGAGACACTTTTTAATCAGTTTTCAAGGGAGCTACAAGCTACAAAACCGATACTTGCAAAGGATCAAACATTAAAAACAAATCAAGTTGAGTTAAAGAAACAATTTGAAGTAGTTAAGGGACAACTTAGGAAGTTAAAAGAACTTGACCCACCTGTAGTGTACCATTATTTCCAAGAGCAACTGAGAGACGATGTGAAAATAATTGAACTAACAATAGACCAAATATTTGTAGGTTTAGATGAAAAAGATAATGAAAAGGCTGATGCAAATTTAAAAGCTATGTATGGATATATAGATACTATGGGTTTGACACTAGACGAAATAAGAAAATTAGAGGGCTAACCCTTAGAGAAGGGTTATTTGTTAATGAAACATAAATTACTAACTTTAACGATACCTGTACTTCTTGTAACAGGGGTAGATTTGAAAATGATGATTCAAAAGGTAAGGTATTAAATTTCGTTGAAGTTAAAAAAATAATAAATACTATTAAAAAAAGAGCCATCAGATGACGGCTCTTTTTGTTTACCTAACTATTCCTTTGTAAAAAATCATTTCACATATACATAGGTCTCATTTACAGTTACATGGCATGTTTTACTTTTATTATTTTGTACTTTTTAAGAATTAAAAAATCGCATACACACTTACAGTAAATGGTTCCGATGCATTTTTAGGATTCGCAATATACAATGATCTCGCTGATACTACACTTGTTCTATTACCGCTTAATACATCGTGAAAAACAACAGGATCTGTACCAGCAGATACATCTTTCATAACATTAAAGCTAACAAGATCTGGATTCCCTCCCCCTTCAACTTCCCACTTTAAATATTGTGTACCTGAAGGAAGACTCTCCGTACTAAAGTTCCCACTTGAGCGGTTTTTTTGTCCATCTAAAGGTTTTGGTTGAGATAATACCGTTGCTACCAATTGTTGTGCTTGCGTTTCCATTAACATTCCCCTTTTCTCAATTAAAGTTTTTTAGAAAGGTTACACTAACAACCACCTAAAATATATCATTTATGTAAATTAAAGGTATTTATAAAATTCTTTTTGATTTTCATTTCATTAAATAACAATAGCATATACACTTACCTGAAAAGGAAAATCAGAACCCTTGGGACTTGCGATACAAAGGCTATTATTTCGTATAAAATTTGTTCGATTCCCACTTAATACATCTTTGAATATCGTAGTCCCCATTCCCTTGGATACATCTTTCATTACATCAAAACTAATATGCTCAGCATCATCATTTTCTACTTCCCATTTTATAAACCTTGTTCCAGGAGGAAGCTTCGCCGTACTAAAAGTTTCGCGAGGTATTACAGTCGCTATTAACTCTTGTGATTTTATTTCCATATTTACCTACCACTTCCTTTGCACATTAACTTTTCACTTAAATATACACCCTAAAAGAAGAGAAAGTATTGAGAAATTTACTATCTATTATTTAGCTTCACAAATTATTCCTAAAAGAATATCGTAAATTCAATTAATTCTATTTACTTTTAAAATTTAATATAATAATATAACACATGTAACAAACACATAGGGAAGGAATGGAAAAGATGTTAAAAAAACTAAAAAAAATTATGATTGTTGCTGCTGCAGCTGTTATGTTATCTGCTGGTTTCGCAACAGTCGCTCCTAAAGAAGCATCAGCGCATTGGTCAGATACCCAAATGAATTGGGCGATGAGAAACGGAATTATCACTGCTTATATGGCAGATAACCTAGCTACTCGACAAGATATGTGGTTAATGATCACTCGTTATAACCATCGAGGATCAGTTAATGTAAGTTATGACGATGCTCGTAGACATGTAATAAACAATGGCATATCAGACGGTTCTCGTGGAACCAATTGGATCACACGTAGCGAAGCTGCTGCAATGGTATTACAAATGAGAAATAATAGTGTGTGGAGTCCAGAAAACGGATTCTATTTCTCAGATATTCGTGCAAAGCAATTGGGTATCTTTGATGGAACTCGTGGAAATGAATTTGCAACAAGAGCTGAAGTTGTGACTATGCTTTATAATGCACCTTGGTAAAATATAAAAATAGAACTATAAAAAAGGGGAGCTACTCATAGAGTAGCTCCCTTTTTCTTGTTATTTCACATACACATAGGCTTCATTTGCTGTTACATAGTATGTTTTACCTTTACTATTGTGTACTTTATATTGCGGTGAGCCATATACCCTTACTTTTGCATCAATTGTGAATCCTAAACCAGTATCTACAGAACCAGCAACATCTTTATCTTGCCAAGATGGAGCGTCATAGAAACGTAGATTGTTAACTTTAGATACAACGCGCTTCCCTACAATAGAAGAGTCTACTGTACTTTTCTTATTAAACTTCACATAAGATGGATCGTTTTTAATCCATTGCTCACCGCCAAGATTTAACCAACCATCCTTTTCAGCCCATACAACATAAGATTCTGGTTTATTTAACTGACGAATCTTAGAATAGCTTGTATCTGGTCCTTTACGTAAATTAACGTTGTAGCCTTCAATATAAGCAATTCCATCTGTTACCGCTGTTGGAACTTCTGCCGGTTTAGATGGCTTCTCAGGAACAGAAACATCCACACTAGAATTATTGTATGCTCGTTGTACATCTGCTCTAAATTGAGCTTCTGAAACGCCATGAGACTTTAAGTAGTCAAGTGGATCTTCATGATCTGTTCCACCAAGATATTTCGTTACATCATAGTGAGTCCATAATCCTTTTTCCACAGATAAACCACGGTCACGAAGGATTTTAGCAAGTAACTTCACGTATTTATCATAGCTACGTTTGAATTTATCGTAATCCGCTGTTTCGCAAAGTTCAACATGTACAAAGCGTTTATTTGCTCCTGGTCCACCACCATAAGCAATGTACTTTGTATCAGCAATTTGGATTGTTTCATTCCAATCTACTGCATAATGAACGAATGCATTTCTCCATGTACGAGACTCATATTTTTGAATATTGATAGCTGGTGCTTCTGGAGTCGCCGTAGAATGAGCTACAACGCCCTCGTAAGCACCAACACCGTAACGATATGGTTGTTTAGGTAAATCAGGAATAATAAGTGTTCTATCAGCAAAAGCACTTGTAGCAAACGAGCCAGCAAGTACTAAAATCATAAGAAACGAGGTAATATGTTTCATTGTCTTTTTCATTTAGCATCAACATCCTTTTTTATAATTTTTGTGTGGTCAAATAATCCACTTGCTGACAGTCCAATGATGATTCCTTGAAATACATTTGTTTTGATATCTCCGTCCAAAAATAAAACGCCTAGCACAATGCCAAGCGTTAAATTTAATAACGGAACATATTTTGTTTGTAATCCAATTGTTTTGGCGATCTGTGATAGACCAACTACAATTCCTATCATTACGGCTAAACTAACCATTACATACCACCTCCTTTCAAAAAGAAGGTGAGTGCTGCTCCTACAATTCCACCGACAATAAGCCGTAAAATCCAAGTAGTATTTGCACTGATCTTATCTAATTGCTTGTTGATATTATCAATATCTTTCTCGTTGCCTGTTGTACGCATTTCCAAACTTTTAATATCTAACCTTATTTCCTTAATTTCTTGTTTCATTTCTTGTACATCATTTCTTACATCTTGTAACCCTTCCACTTTGACCACCCCTTTTTAGGCAAAAAAAAAAGAGCGACATATTTAATTGTCTCTCTTTGGTTTATTCTTTTTCGATTGGTGCGACTTGTTGTGCTGCTATTTGTTCTTCAAGCATTTTAATTTTCGCTTCCATTTCTGCTTTTTCTCGTTCTAATTCTTCTTTTGTAGGTGCGAAATATATTTTCTTTACTTTCTCTTCTGTTTCTAAATCAATCGCCTGTAACTCTGCAACTCGCCCATTCCAGACGACCTTATAGTTTTGTATAGTGTCTGTTACGTAGCGATCAACTCGGAAAAAATGTATATAATCGCTACTCGGTATAATATGTTGTCCACATTCTAACCGTGTTATATACCCTGCTTCGTCTGAATCACAGTAAATGCATGTTTTATATCGTTCATACAAATCGTATTGTTCTTTCATTTCCATTCCCATCACCTTTCTTGCCATGCACTTAATAATCTTGCATAAGCGGTATGATTGGCACTATTGGATGCTAATTTCAAATAGATATACTTCATATTTCCTGTTGGTACACCCAGATCAATCATGGCATTTACATAATAATCATTCGCAATCGTTTTGCTATGCATGGTGTACCATAAATCCTTTCCGTCTACATCGGTTATTTTCACTTGTGCCGATGAACCCGGATCAATTGCAAGACTCAACGCAAAAACTAAATATCTACCTGTATGTTTTAAAGTGAAGTAATTACAATTCGACCATGTTGTATTACGTGTTGCATACCAATAGGCGCTATAATTTACACCTGGTGACATAAACGGCGGTTCATGAGAACTAACATTCATATCAAAGTTGGCTATCCCGTTTATGATTAAATTGTAACCATCTTCCCGTTCTATTTGCACAGCGCCTTTTTTTGAATACAGACCACGATAGTCCAATCTTGCAAAGGAATCTGATTTCCCTGTATTGGCCGTTATACCATTCGAGTCCAAATTTATTGTTGTTGGAAGTGGACTTGTTAAACGTAAATCCGTTTGAATCTTTTCAATCTTCTCTCGTACTTCATCCGGGTTTTCTGTCCAGCCAGTTAATATGCTACCTTCTTGAAACGCCATCTCAATCACATTTAATGTACCGGATGCCATCCCATTAAAAATATAAGGAGAAAAATATAAATCTTTATCTTTTGGTGTTAAAAAAGTGACGTATAACCTTTTCCATTGTTTTGATAAAAATGATTGATCATACTTTATAATTTCAACCATCTGTCCTGCTGTATCTTTTGCTGTATGCGCCCAAAAATGAAGTGGCGTTATCGCTGTCCCATTTCCTGCTGCTGAACCGTATGCCATTGTAGAATACGTATAATAGGTATTTCTTTTCAAAGGTATATTAGGTTCAAGGTACTTAACCCCTTGTGGCATAAGAACCCTTAATGTTCTCTTTCCGTTATATAAGATTGAACTATCTGGAACACCGCCACCTTGTCCATTGTCTCCCCACAGCCGATTCGCAATAAAGTCCGCTGTATTTTTTAAAATATTACTTCCACCAGATGTTTGTTCGTCCACATTCTTTTTCGCTTTCGCTTGGATAACTTCACTTAGAGCATCTACAGCTTGATAGTATTTGAGCCATGTATCACCCCATACAGTAGGGTTAATGGAGATAACTTTGTCTTTATTACCAATAGAGGTGTCCCATACATCAATTGGTGTAAGATCTTCTAGAAATAGTTTTAAATTCGTATATTGGGTTGCCACAGCGATATAGTTCGCATCTGAAGTAGGTATCCCTATGTTGATTGCCTGTTTACGAATAGAATATAACTCACCTTTTCCTCCACTGTCTAAGGCGGTAACGATTGGCAAAGTATTTGCTGTATCAGGCAACACTGTTCCAATTATATTTGCTAGTTGTTCTTTAATATATCTCCGTTCCATAATGTCAATTTTGGAATCGTCCACAAAATCTAATAATGTCTTTGATATATTTTCCGTTGTTTTTTGAGCCGTTTCTGCTATTTCTTTCGCTTTTAATACAATCAATCCGTTCAAGGCGTTTTGCGTTTCAAAATAATTCTTCAAACGATTTTTATACAATTCCCCATCGATTATAGAATCTTTTTTCATGTTTGAAGGCGCTAAAATGGCAGCCTTGTTATTTTCATCAACCAACACTGTTAAAAAAGTTTTTAATTCGTTGTACCTTTGAGTATACATATCTCTTTCTGCAATCTTTTCTTCTGCCTTCCAATATCCAAGTGCGATCTGTATCATGGATCGATACTCATTTTGTATTTTATTCCATTCAGAATTAAGATACTGTTTTTCAATTACGCTAATCACATTATCTTTAGATACATTATCAATTAAGGTTTCTAATCTGTTTGAAACCTTTAATGGATCATAACCTTCTTCAAAAAATGTACCTAGTCCAATTCGGACATTATTTGCTTCCAATTGACCAACAACACCCGCTGAAGTAACAAGCCCTTCATAAGTAAGGGCTTCTTTAAATGTTTTTCCACCATCTCGGCTAATTCCGATACCAGCACTGGTGAAGGCTACAAGGTTATTTGGATTTTTAGGATCAACGCCAAGTATGCCATTCTCAAATGTTAATTCTGTTTGAGCGTTCTTAATTGCTTCACTTGCACGTTTAACGCCTTCATCTAAGGCATTGTATTTAATTTTCCCATCTTCGTTTACAACGCCACTCATTGCCTTCTGTACAGTTTGAAAAAGTGTCCCACCAAAAGATTTTTTATAGTTAGCTAGTGTAACCCTACATGCAATCGGCTCTAGCTTCGCATTAAATACTTCCTCAATCTCCATAATTCTGGTTTCAATATCAATATCCATTGGCTCATAAATTAAAAGAACCCGATCCCCTTCATTCGGAACATTGTAGGGGTATCCGGCTTTTCTCAAATCTATAAAGTCAATTGTCATACTGACAACTGGCGTGTCCTGTAGGTTTTCTTTTAATGCCTTATCTAGCCCTTCTATAGTTGTATATCGTTCATCATCTATGGAATCAGCTTCATTTAGACCGAATTTATGTACATTCGGACTGGTGTATTCTCTCTCTAATCCGTCTTTACCATATCCACGAATATAAGTAGCAAGGGGTTTTGTATCAGTATCACGCTCGAATGTTTTGATATTATAATTGTATCGAAATTGAAAGTCTGTATCTTCCCCTATTCTTTCTTTAAAACTCGCGAGGTTTCCACGCACGGATATTTCTGCCTTATAGCGTTCTAATATCTTTTTTAATAACGCCAATCGATTTTCTTTACCAAACTCTTGAAAGTCTTCCGCATAAAACTGATCAATAATTGCTGTTTGATAACCAGTTCCTTCGAATACAAAATCTACCGCATCACGAAACGTCATGCTGCCATTATGAACTTTGTACTGTTGTTTATTCAACATATTCACGTAAAACTCATGAATGCATTCGGCCCTTTTATAAAACTTATCCCCTATAGTTCTTTCTGCTAAATGCTTTACAATATAAATTTCGCCATCAAATTCAATTTTGCTTTCTTCTTGTACCAACGGAAAGGAATGTGTATTTTCTTCTGTAGGATATAGTAGAAAACTGATTCCTTTTTCCCCATTCACCCTACGGACTCTAGTTATAGTTGGAAACCCTGTTAGTATCTCTGTACTTCCTGCTAAATCAGTTACTGTAACTAATTCCAACATCGCACCTCCTCTATAAGTATTGGAAACGAAAATCGAATGAAATAGAAAAAGCGCCTTTAGCGCCTGTGATTTCAAATTCATTTATTCCTTCCCTTAAAGATATTACTTTTTTATTTGTGTTTCGAACAATGGACAAGCTGTTTTTCGTACTTCTCACTTGATCTATCACAATTGTATCTTTATCCGTTGTTGTGCCGTTATACGTCCATTCGTCTTTCGTTGTTTTGTTTTTAATCTTAAGGTTTTCAGAAGCACCTTTAAAGGTAATTCGTAAAGGCATTTGCCTTGGATCAATTTCTACTTCACCTTTATTATCAATAGAGAATGTAGCTGTTGTTCTTGTATACTCTGTTTTCATCTTTTCTAACGTCGATTGTACGGATTCAGCAAAAGCATTCGCTGATTTATACTGAATTTCTATAAGGCTGTAGTTTCCGTTCGCCTGCGGTTCTACTTCATACTTACTTGACACTCGTACTTTCCAACGCTTTTCAGGCTCTCTATTTGAAACAATATAAAATGGAGATTGCGAAGCGAAAAGACGGAACATAAAATTTCGAACTTTATAAAAATCATCTATCCCATGTGGTTCTGCGAGAAATAAAGATTTAATATCGTCCCTTGAATTAAAACTTCCACCTAAATCAATTTCCCCATGTCTCCCATCTAACTTTTCGTATCCAGTGTTATAGAAGGGGGAATTAGGAAGAAAGTTTAAAACAGTAAGTTTGTCATTAGATGAAATAACAAACTTAGAACCATCTTCCTGAATAATTGTAAGAGTTTGATTCGTCATCGTCTCACCCCTGCATTGTATAAATCTGTCTCAAACTTCTGTCCTTGCAATAGTTCTAATGGAGATATTAATAATTCTGCAAGAACCATTCTATCTATTACAATTTGTAGTGGTCTTTGTTGTGCAAGATCTTTGTTACTATATGGCATATATTGTCCCTTATCTGGATTATCGTTATCTGGTCTATACTGAATGGCATTAGGATTATCCGATAACACTTCTCTCCATCTAGAAAGATTACCAACATCATAAATTGAAAGTCCTTCAAAACGTTCCATTTGACGTCCGATTTCTCTAACCATATCACGCATATTCTCTGGGATATGTGTTATCCAATCGTTTTGCCAATCTCCATCCACAAAGATTGCATTGAAATATTTCGTTAGTGGCTCATCACCTTGAAAACTAAATATTTCTTCTGGTTTTATAGAACGAATACCATCAATTGCACCTGTTACTGTATCTTGCAAGGCATCTCGTACTACAGAATATTGACTCTTAATCCCGGCTGCAAGTCCTTGCGCCATTTGAACACCTGCAAATGCTAAATTATTGGATTTTAGCGTATTTACAAGAGACTTATAAGCATTCGTCCCAAGAGTGCGGCTTTCATTTTCTGCCATATAAGATGTTTTTTGAATACCCAGCGCAAAACCTTCACTAAAAGGTTTACCACCCTGATCACGTGTTAATCTTGATGGAGAGTTCATATTAAGTGTAGCCTTTAAAGCATCGAATGCACCTCTTGCTAAACTAGATGCTACACTTTGTACATTCCATCTACCATTAGAAATACCTGAAGCAAATCCACTAGAAAATGCTTCACCGGGACTGATCGAACTAACACTTTTCAGACCAGAATTCCCACTTTCCGCTACATTAGAACCACTTGATCTCGCTTGCCCCTTTGTATCTTCCATACCTTGAGCAAACTGACTACCACCTTTTTGACCCTGTGGCGTACCATTAACGTTATTAAAGCCAGCATGAGCTGAAGCTACAGCTTCAAGAGCACTCCCTCGGATATAACCATTTTGATTGACGATACCACCTGCAAAACCTTGGCCCCCTTGATTACCTGCCGGGTTTCCATTTATCGTGTTAAAAGCACCATGAGCACTAGCGACTACTTGCAAAGCACTTCCTCTAATATAGCCCTCTTGATTTATTATCCCTTGTCCTAATTCACTACCGCTCTTATTCCCTCCACCGCCATCGGTTGTACTTCCCATAATACCTTCCACAGCTTGTTTTTTCCCTGTTGCTGCATTTTCTGGGGCTGTATTACTAGCAATTCCATTTGCGGTTGTTTGTGAGATATTTGAACCTTGTTGAGTTGTATCAATATTTGTTTTTTGCACAACCATTTGTCTAATGACTTCAAGCGCTGTATCTATGTTAATTTGTCCGTTTTGCAACCCTTGTGCAAGGGAACTAGCTGTAAACTGTCCATTAGGACCTAAATCATATTTTGTTTGATCGTCCAGTGTTATTCCTAACTTGTTAAATACATCTTGTACACCGATGAAGCCCATTTCCATGCCTGTTTTTAAAGTAGATATGATTTTGGTTCCATCTTGAGATAAATCAGTAGCTGTTAATTTAGATAAATGTTGTTGAAAATAAATAAACACAGCGTCAATACCAACTGTGCCTTCTTTCAAACCATTTACAAATTGTGTTGATGTCATTTTGCCCAGTGGGCCCAAATCAATTTCTAAATTCTTTTTAAGATCAAGATTTAATTTTGTAGCAATATCTGTAACGTTCATTTGCTTTAATCCATCAGCAAACGTAGTCATCACTTTAATACCCTCTGCGGTTAATTGTTTACTCCCCATCTCTACACGCATTGTATTTATAAGAGCAACCGCTACATCCTGAACCTTATATTTACCTGTTTTTATACCATCAACAAACTCTTCGACCTTTACTACGCCTTTTTCACCTAAGTTAACAGCCTTTGTACCATCTTCTAATGCATAAGCGATATCACTACCAATTTGCACAGCCTTTTCACGAGTTGATTGAAAAAGGCTATCATAAACAGTATTAGAATTGGCAATTAGTGCTTCACCATATCTTTTTACCTCATCAGCACTTTTCTTACGTAAATCAGATTCTTTTGCGGCTCTATCTTGAAGCCTTTTAAATAAATTTTCATTCGTACTCTCGATTATCTCTGAATTCTTTACGTATTCGCCAAATCCTCGACCTTGAATTTTAATTTTTTCAGTTTCGGCTTTCGTAATACCCGTTGTTAAATCCATTTCAATACCCTTGGACTTTAACACTTCCTGCGCTTGTTGAAGTTGTTGTTTATATCCTTCTGTTATTAAGATAGACTGATCAGAGTATTTCTTATTAATTTGTGCAATCGCAATCTCTTGCCCTTTAGTATCAGCTATTTTACTTTTTGCAAATTCTATTTCTTTCTGTCTAGCCTTATCTAACTCATTCGTTAATTTTTTATATTCAGACCCTAAATCTTTTACTTTACCTTGGATTGTTTCAACAGAAGTATTGCTGTTGAAGTTATCCATTGCTTTACCTATTTTTTGAATCTCATCCACGCTTTTTGACGCTGCTTTTCCTACTTCACTATCGATAGCTTTTAAAGCTGTAAGAAATACCGACTTATCAGCTGCAGTCATCTTATATATCTGTCCATTATATTGTGTAAGTAAGCTTTGAATTTTCTCATTCGCTTTGATAACTGCCTCTTCTTGCGCTTTAAATACTTCCATTTGATCATTTAGAATTTTGTCTTTCGCTCTTAATACTGCTGTATCTGTTTCACCAGAAAACCAGCTATCTAAATGCGCCTGAAGTTTCCCTCTATCTTTATTAATCGCTTGAATGGCTTCATCCGCTAATTTACCGAACTCATCATGAGCACGTTGTACAGCTTCTTTTGCTTTATCCCCAGTAAGCACCGGGATTTCATCTAACGTCTTAAAAGCTTTTTCTTTTAAATTTACGTATCCTTCAATTGCTTTTTTTGTACCTTCGCTTACACCCTCGCCGTATTTCCTGCTATCTTCTTCTGCTTGTTTCGCTTTTTTACCAGCTTCGGCAAAAGCAAATCCTAATGCACCTAATCCGATTACAACGCCACCAATTGTTGCAACAATTGGGTTTGCTATAATTGCACCTACAGCAAAAGAAAGCATTCCAAGGGCACTTACTACCCCTAATACTGCTGGGGCTAATAATAATGATGTACCATATACTTTTTTTGTACTATCATCTAATCCGTTAAACCAATCTGCTACACCTTTAATTGATTCTTTTAGTTCCGGTATAGCTTGTTTAGCAATATCTAGAATCACTTTACCAAGTGGTTCTAATGCAATTTGTAATTCTCTGGTGACTGATTTCCATTGCTTTGCACTTGTATCATAACCGTCAACCATTTTATTCATTGCACCACTATAGTTTCCTAAGCCCGTTTCCATATTGTTTAGAGATAACATAGTAGTAGCTTCGAGGTCTTCCCATTTCACGCCAAAAAGTGCAACGCCTAACTGATTTACTTTAATTTGGTCATCAGTAGTTCGTAACTCATTTAATACAGCATTGAAGACATCCTTTGAAGTAGCTTTCCCTTCTAACATTGCTTGCCAAACCTTTTGAGTTTCCTTGCTCATTTGGCCCATCGCTTCTGTTGTGGACTTACTACCATCTTTAACACGGATACCAAACTCTTTCATTACATCATTCACATAGTCGAGATTATAAGCACCATTTTTACTACCATTAATCAGAATCGTAAACATTTCATCCGCACTAAATCCCATCTCATGGAACAAAGGACCATACTCACTTAAATTATCAAATAGCTCATTTGAATAATTTAACCCTTTAGCTGATCCTTGTGCTAATAAATCAAACGCTTGTTGTCCAGATAAGCCAAAACGGCCCATTAATTGAGCCGCACCACGAGTAACCTCGTTTACATCCGACTCCATTGTTTCCGCTAAGATTTCACTGTCTCGAGTTACTTGTTTTAAGGTTTCATCATCGTTAATATCTTTAATATTACGCTTTACTTTAACTAAAGAATCGCTGACACTAGCTAAATCCTCACCATATCCTTCACGCCATACTTCTTTTGCTACAGCACTAACTTTTAAGCTTTCTTCTCTCGTTAATCCTAAACCAGCCTGTACTTTTTTATTTGCTTCTTCAAATTGACCTGCATTTACTACTAATGCACCAACACCTGCCGCTACACCCACCGCGGCCGCTCCAAATCCTTGACTAATTCTTGACCCAGTATCTTGCATTGTGTTTCCAACTTCGTTCATGCGTTCTCGCAATCTTCCAGAAACATTACCTAACTGGTCCATTCTTTCTTGTGTATCGCCTAATTCATTCCGATAACGATGTAATGCTGCTGAAGCGTTATTAAAGGCTGTATCATTTCGGGAAACTTGTGCTGTTAATCGTTGTAAAGCTTGTGTGCCTTGTTTATATTCTTGTTGTAATTGATTATATTGAGTTTGTAAATCTTTTGTTTCTTGCGCATTTTTGCCATATGCTTGTGTACTTTGCTGTATTTCTTGTTCCAACTGTTGCATTGATGTAGCTAATTGCTCACACTTTTGGCGCATTTCTTGTTGTTTTTGCTGTGAAGTCCTTAAAGCTTGCTCATAATGCTTCATTTTTTGCGTTTGCGCTTCAATCTTTTGATTTAAATGATTTGCCTTATTTTCCAGCTGATCCATCTCAGAGCCAACGCCACGTAACTGTTCTGAAGTATTTCTAAACTCTGCATCAATTCGTTTCAGACTTCGATTAATACCTGCAATTCCATTTTCAAACTGATCTGTGTCCAACCGGACGCGACCACCTATTGTATTATCACCTAATGCCATTCAATTCTCACCTACCTTTATAACCATGCTGGTGCTTGATTTGCTGATGTCACTCGATTTGTCTTTTGCTTTTTAGCCAAACAGGTAAAGTAAAACGCAATATCCATTTCGTTAATTTGATTTTGTGTCATTCCTGCATCCATAAGTACGTTGTATATATCGATTACGATGTCTCGATACTTGATTGTTTTCTTTTCGGTTTCATCTCTAGCTGTTCCATCAACTTTTTTTTCGCATCTTCTACCGTTTCCATTACCGTTATTGCTTCATTTAACCGCCCCATAATTGTTAAACAAATAGAATGTATTGTAAGAGATAAAAACCATACATGCGTACCATCAACAAATTCCTGTGCCGTAAATTGATTATCATACACTTTAGCAACGAAATTAGCTGCTCTTTCAATTGTTTCTTTTGGTACAAGATCTGCTTGTAATTCGTCCGCTAATGTAGATGCTTCAAAAGTTGCTGAACCCGGAATAAACAGTGGTAAATAAAAATCTTTTTGACCTTCTGCATTCTGTAAAGTAATTTTCATTCACTTTTCCTCCTAAATTAAAATAGGGATGGCATTTGCCATCCCATTATTCTTATTCTATTAAGGTGTTGCTACAGGTAGAGTTGGTACTGCTTTAAACCAATTCGCCGCTGCTGCTGCATCAAATCCAACTTCTTCTTCATCTAATCGATGTCTCCAGTTACCATCCACACGTTGAATTGCTTTACCTTTAATTTTTGCGCTTTGGAATGTTGGTTTGTCTTCTGCTGTTTTATGTTCATCACTTGGAAGTTCAAACTTCATTTTGTAATAACATACATATAAATTTTTTCCGTTGTCGTAAGGCAAACGATATAACAATGCTACATAAGGAGGAACATCACTTGTATTATCAACAACTTGACCTTTTACAACCTTTTTACCTAATAATTCCGCGTAAACCGTTAAAGACAACTTATCAACTTCTAACTCGATTTCAGTACCACCGAATGCACTAGCTGTCGCTGCTGGTCCACCTTCTGCATAAAAAGTTGCACCTTCTGCCTTAGGTGAAGCTTTACCACTAACTGTTTTCCCGATTCTTTTCGGTGTAGTGTAATTATATTTACCATCTGGCGTTTCAGTTAAAACTGCATAATGTAAATCCCTAAAATCAATAATCATTTTTTATCCTCCCTAATTTATGACTTCCGTTACAAAACGAAAACCATATCGATAAATTTTTGTATCCATTTCATAATCTGGATAGGTACTTAAACGCTGAAAAGACAGCTTTTTCATAGCTGCCTGAACTGCGGTTTTTAGTTGTGGTTGGATTGGTGACATTGACCATATATCAACTTGGTACATTACGTTTGAGGTTGTTTCCTCATTCTCCGCATACATTCCTGGAGATGTATTTAATTCAGAAAATGTAATCCATATAGGTGTATTGTCGTTACCTTTTACAAACTGATATATGAATTCTCCACCTAACTCCGTTTTAATAACTGCATCTGTACGTAATACATCGAACACATCTTTATTGAAGTTCTTCATCGTCCTGTGACCCTACGCATAAATTCTCGTTCCATTGCTTGCAACACCTCTTTTTCACTCTGAACCAATGTTTTCTCTACAAAGCCTTTATGTGGAGGATTAGGATTTCTACTAGTTCCCCAATTTTGAAACTTCATATAGAAATGAGGTGATCGATCTGCTTTATCCCATCCTATTTCAACGAAATAAGAGCCGCCTTTTTTTACGACTCTTCCCTCTTCGATAGCATTTTTAGCATGTTTCCCATCCCACCACGGTTGCTTTGGTGTTGGTGTATTTGGTTCAGGTCCTACAGGAGAATTAAACTCTAGCTTCTGCTTAAATACTCCCGCACCCGCTTTTAATGCTTCTTTTGTAATTTTAGGGACATCTTGACCTAGCCCCTCTAATTCACGAATCCATTCTTCTATACCGAAGACCTCTAATTCTGCCAATTGGATCGCTCCTCACAAATTAGGCACATTTCCTTATGCTGTTCGTCGATATCAATAACTGACTTAATCTCATATAGCTTGCCATCATACCTTGCACGCATTGCTGAATTGATGCCTTTTCGATATCGGATTGTAAAATTTATCAATTTAATAACAAACTCCGCATTCCCTTGAAATATTTCTGATCTAAACCCTGTACCAAATGGCGTTTTAGCCTCTGCCCACACCTTTACGAACTCTTTCCATTCAGATGGAATAGCGTTCCCTTCCTCATCTTTTGTTTCTGATGATTTTCGTTCTAGTATGATTCGTTTATTTAATTTACTTGGATTCATTGGTTATCACCGCTATTGTAATCCCTTAATTGTAATATCGTGGTTTCTAGCGACTGCTTTAATGCCGGGACATTTAATGATTTATCTTGATTCTCATAGTTTAATAAAACATGCGTTATTACCGCGATTTTATATAGTGCCTTTTCACTTTCAGGAACACCAGATTGTAATAAGGATTCTTTTGCCCCATCGATTAGAAGTTGAATATCTGTATCCTCTTCATTTCCATCGATTTTCATTTTTCTTTTTAATAGCTCTAACATATAATCACCTATGCTCCTGAAGCATTGGTTTTCGTTGATAATTCAACGCTTAACGGAGAATTTAATCCGTTATTTCCAACGGCTTTCACTTGATAAGAATATGTTGTATCACCAGTTAGGCCTGTGTCTTTATAGGTCGCTGTTACTGATGTCCCTACTTGTTTTCCATTGCGAAGTATTTGATACTCTTTAATGCCCCCATCATACACAACAGGAGACCAACTAATGTTGGTCGTTGTTACTGTTGTAGAATCAACTTTTAACCCTGTTGGTCCTTGGGGAGGATTAGGGTGTAGTTTGTACTTCAGCGATACGGAATGCTGATTTCAGTTTGATTTTATGGTCAAACCAAGCTGTTAAAACAAATAGTTCAATACCTGTTTTTACATCTTTGTCACGATCATAAATCATATTCGGATCGTAGTTGAAGTGAGAATATCGGAAATCACCAACAATAGGATTCACCGCTGAATCACAGAACTTTACTGGCTTCCCTAAAACTTGTTCTGGTTGAGCGTTATATAAAGTAGCACTACCATTAGCAAGGGTTTCAATTATTTCTAAATAATCTGCGTAACGCATTTCAATAGTTGCATTTGCGCGGAAATCTTCATGCAAATCTGCAACTGCTGACTTAATAGCTTTATATAAAGTTGCGCCTTTAACTGACTTAATGCCGGCTTTATAGAATGACATAGATTCTTCTCCAGCTTTAGGTGTTGTAGCAAATGCTACTTTCTTCTCTTTTGCTGCTAAACCACTTTCTAACGCTTGATCTACAGTTTGTACTAAGTTTGTATCAGTTGCTGCTAAAACAGTCTCTGAAATAGGTACAAATACCTTAAATTTATTACGTCCGAAGGTTACAACATCACCTTCTGCTTTCAATTCCTTTGCCGTTGCTGTATCAGCAATAAAATCATCATCATCTAATGTAAATGTAACTTTAGGGATTTCAAGGTTTGTTACACTTGTAAATGTAGATACATCTCTTAATGGGTTTTTAACAAATGGTTCATGTAATAATTCAGTCGTCATTGTGGTTGGAAGAATCTTTTCTCCGCCTGTTGAATTTTTATCCCCAAGAGCTGCTCGTGCTTCTTGTGATAAGGTACCTCCACGAATCGTAGCTCGAACCAACTCTGCTTTTGCTGCAATTACCTTTTGCTTCGGATCTTCAATAGATTGCAAACCAGTTTGAGTTTGAAATTGTGCTTTTTGTTCAGCTTCCATTGTGTCATGTTGTTCTTTAATTACATTAAAGCGCATTTGAAGATCTTGCTTGGATTGTTGTAACACTTTAAGACTTTCCATAGTTGCGGATGGATCAATCGCCTTTTGAGAAAGCTCACTCTCTACTTTTTGTAGTTGTTGACCAATAGTAGATAAATTTTGTTTTAGTTCAAACAATGTATTTTTTGAGAAGTATTGAAAGTTACCAATAGATAATCGAAATTTATTTTTCATTAATGAATTCCTCCTAAAATTGTCTTTATATAGTCCGCGTTAGCTTTCGCTTCTTCGGCAATTTTTTGTCGTTCTAACATTTCATCGGATGATATGTTTGCTTGTGTATTTACTAATTGTTGTGGAACGTTTTTGTATTCCTTCATCCATTTTTCATCTAGACATGCTGCCGCATTATTTGCTGAGATAATTTCATCACAAAGTCCATACTCCATCGCTTCATCAGCCGATAACCATGTCTCTGCATCAAGTAATTGTTTTAATATATCTTCATCTAACTTATCACCAGCACGATTTAAATAGTGTTGCACCATCGATTGGTTAATACGTTCAATGTCATCCGCTGCTTTACGTAGTTGATCGGCATTTCCTGATGCATATGTCCACGCATTGTGTACCATCAACATTGAATTAGCATACATAATGATTTTGTCTGAAATCATAGGTAATACCGATGCGCAAGAAGCACCTATACCATCAATATAGGAAATAACCTTCGCTGGATGTCGCTGTAACATTGCGATAATAGCCATTGTTTCAAAAACAGATCCACCTGGACTATTGATGTAAAGGTTAATCGTTTCAATACCATCACCTAATTCATCCAGTTCATTTTTAAAAGTAATAGACGATACCTCGCCATACTCTTCCCATGCATACTTTGTAATTTCTCCATAAATAAAAACATCAGCCGTTTTACCATTGGCGGATGCTTTCATTTGGAAAAACTTATTCTGTTTGTTCTTTGCCACCGTTTTTCACCCCCTTTCGTTGAGCTGGCTCCATGTCAATTGGATATAAGTCACCACTTACCCAAAGTTTCGAAGCATTACCGCCAACAGGTGGCTCGTCTTCTTTTTGGCGCACATCATCTTGTGATAACCATCCACTCCTAATTGCAGCTTGATAATAAGCTGTTCTTGAAGCTGTATCGCCTCTTAACAGCCCTCCAAGGTTGAATTTAAAGTAATGCCCCTCTTGCCGTTCTTTTTTATTTAGCAACTTACGATTCATTTCTTGCTCATACTGACGAACAATAGGAGTTAGAGTCATTTGGACAAACTGAATCATCAACTGTTCATTACTGCTATAACTCTGGCCTTCAGTGTCATTTAAAAATGTAACCGGAACATTAAAAACGTTAGCAACTCGTGAACGTGTAATTCGTTCTGATGCTAACGTGTCTGAAGCGAAATATTTACGCTCCATTTCTTCAATATTTACACCGGGTTCTCTAAATAAAATGCCACCATTTTCTTGATAAAATCGTTTAAAATCATCAATAATTTTTTGCCTCTTATCACTATCTACCTGCGTCGCATAATCCAAAATAAAACTATCTTTCTTCTGCATTTCTGACAGACTAAATTCTTGTACTGCCTTATCATATTCAAGTGTATTTCGCAAAACATCAATTGGACAAATACCTTTCCATCTTGAAATACCTGTGATGTGTTTGACATGAAACATGTTCATATTGTGGATGTAATACGTACCTTCAATCCCACGTACCTCATACCACAAAGTATTATCATCCTTATTTAAAAAAGGTGTTACATAAGCGGATTCAATAGGAATTAATGATTCCACTTGAAACCGAATATCACGAATGATAGCTGCATATCCATTTCCAGTTTCATTTCTTGAAACTTCAATTTTATTTATCCATTCAAATCCGGTCATGTTTGGATTAGGTTCATTCATCACAACATCAGACACTTGATTAACAACAGTGTCATAATCCTTATAAAGCTTTAATGGCAAAGATGCTACCGTATTAGATAATCTACTAATCACACTAAAAATCGTCTCATTTGTAGCTAGCTTTGCATTATCAACACCCCAAAACTTCCTTCCAAACCACGAGGTGAAGTTATATCCAGCCCCTTTCCATCCTAATGATGCTCCTTTAATCGCTCCTTTAACACGATTAATCAAATTCAATTTCTCACCGCCTTTCTATTTAAAAAGATCGCTAACTGATATAAATTCAATATTTCCATCACCTTGTAATTGAGTTAACATCGGGATTACTTCTGTATGAGCATTTAGAAATGCTGCAAAGCCATCAATCTTTCGATATTTACTCTGTTTAGATGGTAAAAAGTTCCCGTTTCTGTCTTCCACAAGCTTTACATTATTCATATACCAACGGAAAAGACGGTTTTTATTACTAATTATTTTTCCATCCAACAACAACTCTTTTACATCCTTTAATGCTGGACTTAAAGTTAAATGTCCTTGTCGAACTGTTTCGGTTTTAAAACCATACGCTTTCAAATCTTCATTTAAACGGTAAGCATTAGCTGGATCATAAGTGATTTTCTTTATGAAATATTGTTCGGATTGCTCGACAAACCAATCATACACATACTCATATTTCACATACTCACCAGGGATAATAGTGAGCCAACCTTTGTCTTTAAACTCTTTAAAACTAATATTCTCGTTATCACGATCAACTTTAGCCTGCGGAACCCAACTGTGAGATAGTACAAAAACATTTCCATCATCTAAAGGGAACTCTAAACAAGCGCTTGTAAAATCTTCTGTTGCAGATAAATCATAACCTGCAACACATTCTTTACCAGCTAATCCCTTTATATCAATAACTTCTTCATTCCTTTTTAATATCTCAATACCAACAAAGGACATTTCATCATTATCAACAAAGAGGTTAAATTGTTTTGTAATCCAGTCATTCTTTTCAGCATCCGTATGCTTGTCTGTATTCCAATCATCAATAAGCGATGGAAGATCTAGCGAAACTCCCATATTAGGATTTGCTTTAATCCATAGTTCAGGATTCTTAATTTCATCCACGCTATCCATTTCAGCCATGAAATAAAACTTTCTATCTTGGTCGATAACTCCTTCCAAAACATCAGTTGCAATTTCATAGTATTGAACAAGCGGTCCTTCAAGCTGATATCCTGCTGTAGTGATGTAAACAATCATTGGCTGTTTACGTGCGCCACGTGATTTTTTAATAACATTAATTAACTTAAAGTTTTTAAATTCATGTATTTCATCAAAAATACCAAGGTGTGTATTTAATCCGTCTAATTTCTTACTATCTGATGCACGAGGTTCAATTTTAGAATGAGTTTTATCATGAAAAATCCCTTTCTGATTTTCGCGTAAATGTTTCCGAAGAAAAGGTGATTTTTGAACCATTGCACGACTTTCATCAAATAATTCTCCAGCTTGTTGTTTTGTATTTGCCAAAACATAAACACGAGCACCCGGCTCATTATCTTTAGCTACAGCATAATTGGACAAACCAGAAATCATTGTAGTTTTTCCGTTTTTACGCCCAATAAAAATAAGGCCCTCACGAAAGCGCCTGTAACCTGTATCTTTATGAACCCATCCATACAAAGAACCTATAACAAAGTGCTGCCACGGTTGTAGAACTAGCCTTTTATAGTCACCTTTTGACGGACGACAGAACTTTTCGATATATCGTATAGGCCGATGAGCTTTTTCTTCATCGAATATCCAAGGAAACTCTTCAGTACCCTGTCTCTTCAAATCATTTAGATGACGTTGACAAGACAAGATATTTTTCTTACTAGCTTTTATGTTTCCCTTCACAACTTGTTCTGCATACCAAGTTGTTCTTAGTTCAGGAGAGGGATCTACCAAAATATAAAAATGCTTTATCTGTTCGTTTCGCCAATTTTTATACCACTTAGATATTTCAGATGGCTTAGAAGTCGTCGAAATCATCATCAGAGTCTCCAGTTAACTCTTCCTGAAGCTTTTTACGGCTTGCCCCAGTCAACCCTAGCTCCCCTAAATATTGACGTATCTGCTGTAAATACTTAGGTATCTCTGATATCAAAGGGTGCTTAGTCAGATTTGTAGCATTAGCTTTATTTGTATGCTCCATTGTCAGCCCTTCTTTTTTAACATTAGCTGCCATCTCTCTAAACATTTGATAACTGAAAGCAATCGTTTCAACTACAATAGGATCATTGATATCAGCCTTCCCTTCACCTTCTAAAACAGACCAAATACGAACCCAAGTATCTTTTCCTACCTTTTTTAAATGGGTAGGTGGTTTTCTCTCATTCAATCCTTTATCCACGATATCACCTCACTTACATTTTATGGATAAAAAGTGTTGTCTCAAAAATAAAAGTCCTCTGTTTTTGAGGTTTACCCCCCTTTAGAAAAACCACTTGCGCTACGCACGAAGGAGGCATCCGGTCTGGGCGGAAACGGCTCTGAACAATAAATGGAGGGGGGCTATATGAATTCTTTGTTTGCTTTTACTTTTACGAACTGAATCTTTCTTTTACTTTTCTTTTTCCCTCCACCCTTTTCAGGATGTTCTTTGTTATGACATGCATTACATAAACTAATTAAGTTATCTAATGTTAATGCAAGTTCAGGATATTCATTTCTTTCTTTGATATGATGGACCATATCAGCAGGTACTGGTATCAATGGTTCATGCTTCATACACTCTTGACAACGATAGCTGTCTCGTATCAGTGCGAGTTCTCTACACCTTCGCCAAGCTATGCTGTCATAGAACCTCTTCGATTCTTTATCACGTTTGTATTTATCGTAGAACTTACGTTGTTGTTTTGCCTTGTAATATTCCGTCTCCATAGTAAAACCTCGCTTCATTTCACTCCTTGTCTATCCTTAGCCACAATTTGAGACATTATAAGTCCATTGCACCTAGGACACTTCCATCCGTCACGCACTTTATGTGAAGTTTCTTTGAATCCACATCGTTTATCTATACACCAATTCTTTGTTAATGGCATTTTCACGGATTCTCTCACTCCCTTTAACAAACCGTTCTTGCTCTAATGTATTTAGGTTTACGATCAATTACTTGTGACTTCATTACCTTAACAGGCATAAAAGGAAAATTAATATGTTCTTTGTATTTAGGTTCTTCCTCATACATACAGGCTTCTTTGATTAGCTCATTAAATTCTTGAATCTGTTTGCTCGTATCAATAATAATTTTACGTAATATATCAAAGACTTCACCTAATGTTCCTCCGCAAACAACAATTACTCCCATCATTCATCCTCCTCCACAATAAAAAGCATCCACTATGTGAACGCTTCGTGTTATTATATTTAAGCTATATTAATTCAGATTGATTTGTAGGTGAAACTAATGGAAAATAAACAACCTGAACAAAAGTACGACCTAAGCAAGACATACGCATACAAAAAACATCCCGATAAAATCAGTGGTAGATGTGATAATTGCGACAATAGTTTATTCAAAAGTTCCGTTAAAGATTTCATCTATTTAAGAGAATGCCGCAAGTGTGGCATGAAGAAAATCATCTAGCCCTATCACGGGCTTTTTTCTTTGCGTAATAAAAAGCACCCGAATGGATATTATTTTTGTACTAATATCTTTCTTGGCTTACTTCCTTCATACGGACCAATAATCCCAGTCTCTTCAAGACGATCGATAATCTTTGCTGCACTTGTATAACCAATTCTAAATCTACGCTGCAACATAGACACTGATGCAGCTTGCATTGCAATTACACATTCCTTAGCTTCTTCATAATGTTTCTCTGCAATTTCATCACTTAAATATTTACCTGACATATAGTTCTCACCTTCCATATAAATAATAAAAAGCACCCAAATGGATGCTCTTCTCTCAATTATTAATTTGTATTTCGATTGCGGTACGTGAAGTTTTATTCTTTTTCCAATTACTCAATGGTGTTTCATTCATCTGCACCTACATTATTAAGTAACTGGAAGAAGAGCAAAAGCCCTCCCTAATAACGGTATCATTCAATCGTTTCCATCTGCTAGTTTCGGATTTTATGTGCCGTCATTATGAAACCGTTTAGACAACATATAGTTTATAAAGGAATTTATGAGTTGTGTTTTCCGCCACTTCTCACAATACAAATATATCACGTTAAAAACCAAAGCGTGTCCGTAAATAGTTCGTAAATAGTTCGCGAATATTTAATCTTTAATAGCTGATTGGTTATCAAAAATCCTCATTCATCGTCGTGATGATAATGATGGTGATGGTGATGATATTCTACTTTTTGAACAGGCGCTGGCATTAATGTTTTTATTCCACTCGCTAACGCAATTAGATAAACCAACGAATCCCATACACCTTTAATTTCTTCATCTGTAAGTGCACTCGACAAAGCAATAATTAAAATTCCAACGGTTAGCCTGTAACATACATTTTTCAATTGGCTATCTGAAATAACATTAATTACATTATCCCCTTCAATCAACGCTTCATCTAGATTAGTTTCCCTGATTACACTTGATAATTCTTCGTAATATTGCTTAGATGATACGACGTCCATTTGATTAAAAGAACTTGATAAAGTACTTTCTATTACCTCAACTGGCTGCTTGAATATTTGTCCTGTATTTCTAGGTATTTCTATTCCCTTTAACGC